GGTAAAGGTTATCCGCTTGCAACAAAAGAAGCGGTATTGCGCAACATTATTTCGCAAACACCAAACGTTACCGCGTTGACCAGTTTCTCAACTGATTACGACATTACCACACGACAATACACTGTAACAGCCGGTGTGCTTACGCCATACGGTCAAACATACACGGAGCTAACCAATGGCTGAAATTACCGAATCAGGTTATCAATTAAAAACTCAGAACGAATGGTTCGGTGAAGAACGTCAACTGTATCTCGACATTGACCCAGCGTGGAATCTCGACTCATCGACACCAGACGGTCTGAAAATGGCTCACGATGCTGAGATTTTCTCGGCATTAGATGAACTCGGACAACAGGCATACAATTCGAAAGATCCAAATAAAGCGACGGGCCAAGATTTGGATGTGTTATGTGCGTTAACCGGTACGTTTCGATCCGCCGGTACACCGTCCACCATTAATCTCACAATGTCGGGTGTCGCTTATACTGTGATTGCGGCGGGTGTGCGTGTCGAATCAACCGAAACCGGTACACGTTGGACACTGGATGCCAATACTACATTGGACGGCACTGGTACAGCTACAGCGGCGTTTACATGCGAAGATCTCGGAGCGACTGAAGCAAGTATCGGTACACTCACAAAAATCATTGACACTGTGGCAGGTTGGTCGAGTGTTACAAATGCTTCCACACCATCGCTTGGTACAGACGCTGAAACAGATGCAGAGTTACGCATCAGACGTAATAAAGCAGTCGGTAAGCCTGGTACAAATCAGATTGATGCAATGTATGGATCGATTTTCGGTGTAGATGGTGTCAGACACTGTAAAATTTATGAAAACGATACAAATGTAACAGATGGTAATGGTCTACCAGCACACAGTATCGCACCGATTGTTGATGGCGGTACTGACGCAGATGTGGCAATGGCGATTTATTTAGAAAAAAATCCAGGAGTATTACTGCATCAAGCAGGTACACCAGTTACAGAATTAGTCACTTCTCCGACGTATTCCAGCAATACAAAGTGGATCAATTTTTCACGTCCGTCGTATGTTGACATCGAGGTATTGATCACAATCAACGGTGATTCCACACTTCCAGCTGATATTCAAAACGATATCCAAGAAGCAATCATTAATTATGCGACCGGCAACTTGTTCAGTGAGACAAACGGTTTTGATTATAACGGTTTTGATATTGGTGACAGTGTGATTTATTCGCGCATGTTCACACCAATCAATAAAATTGTCGATCAGTACGGTCAATCCTATGTGCAGTCGTTTACTCTTAACGGCTCATCCGCAAATGTGAATATAGCGTTCAATGAATTAGCCAGATTTTCATCTGATAACATTGTGGTGACGATAGTATGACGACCACATTAGACACCGTACCGTCACGAATTTATGCACAATATCGCGGAAAGCCAAAGTTAACAGCGTGGTTGAATATTTGCCGAGAGTTAGGTCTACAATTATCGGATGTGTTTGCTGTAATCCGAAAAACATATGATGTAGATACAGCTTCCGGAGATCGACTCGATACGATAGGTCATATCGTCGTCTTACCGCGTGAGTTTGAAGGTAAAGTGGTGATGAATCCGTATCGATGGGGATACGGCCCGTCTGTTTGTTTTGGTGGTCAAAACATCCGTTTTATTCCTGAAACTATATTCGGAAAGTCCGATGTTGCAGATGAAATTTACCGTATTTTGATCAAAGCCAAAATATCAAAAAACAATAATAGCGCGACTATCGAAGGTATTCTTCAAACCGTCAGATTTATTACTGATGTATCGCTCGTTTATGTTGTTGATGACGAAAACATGTCATTTCATCTTGAGTTTGGAGAAATACTGAACCCGATCACCCGTTTTTGTTTAGAGAATCTTGATATAATACCAAAACCGCAAGGTGTCAGATTATCTGGATACATTGAATTACCATATGTAACATATTGGGGCGGATCACGCACATGGGGCGGATCAACCACTTATTTTAATAATGTTTAGGACTTTCACAAATGGCATTAAATACATATACCCGATACGCTCCCGATGTTATCGCGCCAGATGCAAATTATCCCTACGGATCACTCAAAGATGAAACTGTTCCCGGCGCATTTGACGGTACACCGTTAACCGCTGACTGGGGTAATGATGTTGAGGGGTTCAAACAGGCTGTAATGAGTGAAGCCGGTATTACACCATCAGGCAATCCAGATACCAGTTCTGATTCACAAATTCTCGATGGTCTTAAACGTATATTCCCCAATATTATACCGGATATTATTACACTGCGAACAGTTGAGCCTGATTTGGATAGGAAAGTCATCACGTTAAAAGAACATACATCTGGTACAGGTTTGGGTGGTGGACACTTTAGGGCGCTATCAGACGGGAGTTCGTATTCAGATAATAACGGTACAATCATAAAAACTACCGGTGGAGCTGTGTGGATCCGCATTAATGCGGATATTATCAATCCCCTGATGTTCGGGGCGATTGGGGACGGCATCACAGATGATAGTTCTGCGCTCAATCAATGTTTTTCCGCCACATTATCTAATGATGTTAATTTACTCGGTTTAACATATAATATTAACTCAACGGTCAGTTACAATGGGTCGAGGAAAAGACGATTCTTTAACGGTCGGATTATCACCACATCCGCTATAACCATGACCCGTGCGTATAATTATGCACATGTTATTGATCGTATTGACCTTAATGGTAATAATACTGATTTAAGCAAGGGTATCAATATTGATGTAACAGCAACAGGTATTTCTGTAGTCAATTGTGAAATCAAAAATACCGGCGAGTCAGCCATTATAAATGGCGCTGGTGAAATAATTGTAAAAAATAACACAATTATAAATTGTGGTAATGGGGCGAGTGCATCGGGTAATTTTAGATGCTCCATTTATTCTAATGGAGCAAGTAGGTGCACATTTGACAATAATCATATGACCGAATGCAGATGGGGTATTTATGTTCGGGAAGAGTTATTAAATGCTGCTGTGCAACTTAACACAATTAAAAATAATTATATTAGAGGCAATAATGGGTTAGGCGAGACGGATTCTCAGGGAGTCTCATGCCAAAACCAAAATGCGTTACAGGTTACGCATAACATCGTCTCGGAGTTTGGTAATAACGGTATTGACATGCAACAATGCACTGATTGTTCCGTACAATTTAACCGTGTTGTTGATTGCTGGGACGGGGTATTTATTGGGGATAGAACGTGCTCTGGGCACAAGATAACCCATAACTCAATTGATGCATGTAATGTTGGTGTAAGATTTTACAACACTTCCAGTTATCCGAGCATGATATTTAAAGGGATCACAATATCAGATAACTACATTAAAAACTGTACTACTTATTCGATATTTGTAAGTCTGACAGAGGCGTCATCTACCAACAATATGACAACTATTGACAACAATCATATTGAAAGTTCATATGGTATTTATATTTCAGGATTGTTACTTGGCTCTGTATCCGGGAATAAAACATACAGAACAGTGCGGCATGGTATCGAGTTAATTAATTGTGATATCTGTCATATTTGTAATAACGAAATTCGGGATTCGTCATACGGTAGCGCCTCATACCACGGGATAAAATTAAATACCAATACAAACAGATGTCTGATTTTAAATAACCTTATCTACGGCACCGCGATATACGGTGTTGAAGTTACATCTGGATGCACAAATAATGTAGTTACTGGCAATAGAGGTAGGTCTCTAGTAACGGGAATTCTGAATGATTCGGGAACAGGTACGATAACCACAGTAACAAACTCCACAATTTGATAAATAAAAAGCCCCATTACGGGGCTTTCTTTTTCTCATTTTCAATCCATTCCCGCAAATGTTTTGACATCTCGTTACATTTGCGAATCTCCCCTCTCAGTGCAGTGTTCAGTTCAACACTTCCGCCTGGTGTTAGTCGGTCTGCTTCGGGCTGTCCACATCGTGGGTATTGTACTTCTTCCGGTGTAATAACCACACGTTCAATTTTTGTGACATAGCGGGTTTGAGGGTTGGAGCACGCAGATAGTGTCAACAGCATCAGCAGGGAAAGGTGTTTCATAGCATGGAAAATCCTTCATTGATTTGCGAACCGCATTAATAGTTTGTTTTGTGGAATTATCAATGGCGTCTTTCACTTGTTCATTCGCGATCACATTATCACTGATCGCCTTGCGTGTTGCAGCATTATCTGAGACGGTCTTGAGCAATGACGCATTTGCCGCTTTAGCTTCGGATAGTGACGCAGTTAGTGTCGCATTATCAGTGATGAGAGATTGTGACCGCTTATATAACCCATAGCACCCGATCGACACGGTGATAAAAGCCACGGTTAGTCCGGTAATTAAATATTTTAACATCCGATCCGTCCTTTTAACTCATTCCAAATTTTTACGCGGTCATCATAGCCGTTTAACCCACCATTAATGCGTCGGGTGATGGTTTTAAACTGGTCGTTATCGGCCAATTCGTTTAATCCGTGTGAATACCAGAACCACGCGGCGGATAGTGCGACATATTGTGATTGTTCCAGTTTTAATGGATCGGCTACAAAATCCACGCCAAGTGCATCAGACAATGCTTCATAATTTGCCCGACCGGTAATTTGAATAAATCCGCGTCCCATATAACGCTTTCCGTCACCTGGTTGTGTGTTACCCAAATCGCGACGCCCTTCATAACGTGTTTGCGCGGGTGTTGGTCCCCATACTTCACGGGAGTAACGAAACATACCCGATTCATGCGCAATTTGTGCCAGAAATGCTGCAATACGTTTCGGCGTGGAAATATCGTATCGTTTGCATGCAACGTTCAACGCATTCACATATTTTGCAAACCGTGCATTACCTGGGAATAAATCTGCTGTAATTTCCATCATCATTTACCTATTTTAGCGGACAGTCCGAGACCGGCCAGCATTGCGCATGCACCGATGCCATATTCAGACAAATTAAATGATCCGCCGGTGACAGTGCTATAAATTTGTAAACCCAGACCGACAATAATCACTACCGCGGACCAAAAATAAGATGGTTCCATCGTGGAATTGTCATCACCGGTAATTAATTCAAGGAGTTTTTTCATTTTCACAACTCACCACATTGATCAAACGTGACGCCATTAATAGAATTAAAAAATCCCACACTTGCCAGGCCAATAACCTGACGTCCCATATAGAGTTGATCGATCCATACGCTACACAGGATAAATGCAGCAGAATGGAAACGAATGACAACCAGGGGGCGATATTAATAATTTGTATAATATATGGATTGTTACATGATGTTAGTTTTCTGACGCTGACATACATCATATAACCTGATGTGAGCGCATTAAGAAGTGACATGGCGGTGAATATATTCATTGTTTTCCGCCTCGTGTAATAAGGGATACGATAGACGGCCCGAATCGGATCAAACCTGTCCAAATTGTGTCGGAACAAATCGCGCCGATCACCACATAAACTATTACGGTCGAAAAATCAGATGGATCACTCACATTCTCAACAATCATCATTGTGATCAAGATGCAGGCCGCAGAGCGTAAAACAGTTTTAAACGTTTCTTTTTTTTCGGAAAATAATTTTGTGATCACAACAGCAAGAAGCGCAATTGACCAATACGCGCCATACTTGATAACTATTTGCTCCAATTCGTTACGCATGTATTCCCGCTGTTTATAATTTTATACATGCGTAACAGTGTATCATTTGAGGAGTGGTTTTACGAGTTTCTCCGCTTCCTGAATGTAGTATTCATAGTTCAACTGTGACCAGTCAAAATCGTCCGCATTTGCACATTCCATCACTTTCCACCCGACTGATATACCGAGTTCACGCTGTTCGTGTTGGGATTTATTACCAGTGTGAATACGGGCGTCCCATGGTGTTCCAGCACTGTCTACACACGACTCATCGAGACAACTCGACAATTCACGCATTACAGCATGAAACACTTCGTCAGACACACCGTTTTTACGTTTCCATGTGCCCGGTTCACCGGTTGGCGGGGATCGTTTCAACAATGTCCCACCGGAACGGGCAATAAAATAACGAGTGATATGCTGTAACTGTTGCTCTGCGCCCCACTCTTTCCATTGCATGATGAGTGTGGAATTGCGTGGAACCTTTGCGCGTAACATGAAATCAAATGGGTCACGGTGCGAGGTGATAAACTCACGAATATCTTTTCCGTGCACCAGTGCCGCTTCTGCCGCTTTTGGAACAATTAAAGCCGACGGGTCTTGATGCCAATTCATATTGTATTCGTACGCGCCTTTGCGTTTAATCTTCATGATTTTCACCTATCGGGTAACGCGCGATAACGAACCCTTTTAATACTGCTACATTGGAATCGTGTCTGTGAAATGATGACATTACTGACTGTAACCCCAATTCTTTTAATCTTGAATAATTACATGTTTCGGGCTCACCATTATCACCGTATTTAATAATATACTGATATCGTGTTTTAGTTTGGGTCATCAATATTGATTGTTTCATTTTACGATCGTCGTTATCACGCCAAGATGATTTCATTTTGTCGGAATGACCGTCTCTCACCCCGTTCAACCATTGTTTTTTCAATGACTCAGAAATTTTATACGACGTACTTTCCGAACACACCATACCTGTAGAACTATCTAATCTAATATTGTACCCACGATTTCTATTTGTGGAGTCAAGGTGGATGATCCAATATAGTTCCCTATCTGATAAAGTTTCTAACGGTGCAAATTCAAGTGGGAAAAATTCAAATTTATCAATACCTGACTTACACATAGAGTTATATAGGTAGTCATTCAAATGTCCTATAGATCTATTTTCAAAATCGTACACATACTGATAACAACGTCTATACATACACTTTGTTTTGCCTACGTATATCTTATTGTTTTCAATATTTCTAATACCGTATATACCTGAACAATTTTTTAAAAAAATATTGGGTGTCATGATGCGATCCCTCGAATAACTGGTGGTAACAGTGTAATACAGTTATTCGTACACAGCAATATAATTATTCACATCTTTGATCGCCATCTTAGAATACAACGCTTCTTCAAGCTGTAAACCTGTGACACTCTCCCACCATTTACACACGTTGCGCATGTGGTCAAGATAGACACGAGGGCAACGGACTGTGAGGCCGTCAGTGTTGGCCTGAATCATCGTCAGTTGTGGGATTTTGATCAATTGTTCAGCCAGCATACACAACATTAATTGACCGTTAATGGTCGTTTTCATCGTGTACGCCGGATCAAATAATGGTGAAAAAGCATTGTTAGAATTACCGTATGATGCGTTCAGAGATTCTTTTAGTGCCGCATTTTCCGGTGTACCTTTTTTATATGTGGCGCGTTCTTCAAATATCTCATTATATGTGATGCAATATTGTTGTCCGAGATGTTCAGGATACATGTTGTTTACGATTGCGGTACGTGGGTAAAAACTCGTCACGTCCACGTCCACAATTTGAAAATCATCGTCACTGTGAACAATTTGTGACTCAACCGATCCATGAATACCGCCGACACCAAACACGAAAGTAAAACCGTTGATCGTACAATTTAAATCTTTGAAAACACCTTTTGTTGTGAGTTTATCGTCGTTAATCTCCGATTGTTTGATTGTCTTCGACTGGAACAGCTGCAAAATCTTGTTGAATTCTGGATGTTCAAATTTGATGAACGGAAATATTACATCCTTGAATGCTACTTGTGTGCGTATTGTCTGACGTGGTACTTTTCCATCAAAACAGATAATACCGGCCTCTTCCATTTTCATGGTAAGAATGGTTGAACCGATTTTCGTGTTACTGAAATTCATCATGTTGCGTTTGTAACGTTCGGATAACTTTTCACGCAGATGAATTTCAGGGAGTGAACGAACATAAAATTTTAACGTTTCCCACACGTCTTTTTTGTTGTACGAAATCAACACATCTTTCATCTGGTCATCAAGTATTGTACCCACTGGGTAGGGTAGGTCTTCGACAGTATGTGACCGCATGACAATTTCTAACGCCTTCAAACTAGTCGATTTGGATTTATTGTCAAAGTGGTGAATTTTAAACAGGTCGATTTGTGGAAAAATCATGTCTCGATCCCACACGGTTATTCCAAAACCACCACCATTGCGCGATGTAATGACCTGTTGTGCGTAGGCGTAAATTGCTTGTACGGTTGGATCGACTGCATTCACAACCCAGTGTAACACAGGATAGTCGAAATTTACGTTATTAAACCCGACACCACGCGCACCAGTTTTACCCAGTCCATACACGAAATCACACAATACACGATGGTCATTCTTACGGTCTGATATTTCATAGACGAATGTCATACCCGTATGAGCATGTGTGAACGTTGCGGTGAAAATATTCGGGTACGTTTCGAGGTCATAACCCCAGTCACGCGGGTCAAGTGGTGCGGGAAGTGATAAAGCGGACATTGCCCCACAATGGGGGCAATTTGTTAAATCGGACGGATACGTTTCACCGCATCCAGCGGTCGGGTCGCATTGTGAGAGATAATGGGTCATATCAGAACCTCTTCCCATTCTGTTCAACCCGTGCAGATGCTTTATGGTCGGCACGTTGTGAGTTGTAACGCAGCTTTTCAACCAATGCGCCCGCAACATCTAAATCACGCGCACCAGCGTAATCCATAATGCGAATAATGGTATCGGCA